TTCATTTTGTCCTCCTTTCAGACAATTAAAATGCCGAGCTTTTGCTCGGCTAACTAACTTATTTTGTTGTGCGACTCTTTAGCCGCTCAATTTCCTTGTGGATTTCCTCCGCATAGTGATTCCCACCGAGGTCTTTATAATGCTTAAACATCTCATCGTAGATTGTCCACTCTCTCAGGGTAATTCGCCCCTTTTCAAGATAGCTTTCCCCGAGATAAACTAATCTATCCTGCGTACTTGCCAGTTGCAGTCGCACTAATTTGTCAAAGCGTTCTGGATCTATCCGTGTTCGTTTCTTTTCGTCGTGTCTGGTTATCAAGAATTGCACCAAACTCATCACTCCGCCACCCAGCAGCGTGGATAGCAGAGGAGTTATCCATGTGTAATTATTCATTTTTGCGTCAAACCTCTTTAATCTGCCAAGAGTGGATAGTAATGAGACTGAATTGAGCTTACATTCCACGCACCATCAACTCTATATTCGTGCATTGCAACAACTGGAAATGACCCCGACACTGTTGCACCTGAGCTTACGCTCATTATGCTAGCGACTTGCACTCCGGCCGTGATGTCTTTTATTTTGATGCCCGAAAAAGCATTAGCTCTTGGATTTACAAAGCACACCATAATTCCGTCTCTTTCTGCGAAATAAGGCATATGCATAGGGTCCCAGCAATTATACTTAGGCTTTCCGTACACCTTTTGAGCAACAATAGACCCCTGTACTAAAAGCTTAGTTTTCTCGAGCATATCCTCAAGAACCTTTGTTTTGCACTCCAGCATCAGCATAGCCATGTCGTTGAAGGTTATTCCAACATATTGAGCATCTTCATCATTTATCGTATATAGGGCTAATCTTCCCGTCTTATTAAGTGCCTCTAAAACGTTGCTCGCTCTATCAACACTTTGACTGACTTGCCCGACAGCATAATCGACACTCCCCGCAGTCATGACAGTGTGACTTATTCTTACATCTCCCGGATCCTGCACAGTATACCCACTCAGGCTGACTTTGCCCTCTGCAGATTTCGAACGAATCTCGCTCTTCTTACCGTAGTTGTGACCATTCACGATGATATCACTTGACCCTATCTGAATAAGGTCTATAATCTCGTCTCGAAGAGTTACCCCGTCTTTGGTGAACTCTGCTAAACTTCTTCCGTCGTGCTTGATGTGAGCTCCGTCGGTATCTAGCAACAGCTCTCTATTATCAGACTCGCCAATTACATGTGCTCCCTCGTCGTCGTACTTAAAATGTTGCTTTGTCTTCTGCACCTCTCCCTCCACACCCTCGACTGCTTCACGCAACGATTTATTCGATGTAAGGTGAATGGTATCACTTGCAAGTGTCTTCATGTACCTATTCCTCCTTCTTCTCCAGTTTCGCTATAATATCTAGATTAGTTTCGTTCGAAACTGTATATGTTAATCCAGATGCGACCTCGACATCCCCCTTATACCACTTAACTGCGCCTATAGCCGCAATCTCCTGCGGAGTAAGCTCGCCGCTGCTAGAGTACACATGTGCTGTAAGAGTAGTGTTGATTAGGTCGTTATCGAATGTTGCACCGTTCGAAGATGTGATTGTAAGAGTCACCGCATCTGCGCCAGATTTCAACGCTGCAATCTTAGATATTCGTTCAGATAGCTGCTGTAGTGCAGCATCCATGCCAGAGTCTTCCTCGTGGAAGTCTCCGAGTTCTGCGGTAATTTCATTCCTAGATACCGACCTTTTTAACTTCAATATGCGGCTAGATATATATAAACCTGTTTCGTCATCTACCACATGTATGGTGTCGCCAATGCGCACATTGTCGGGCAACTTTACGATATCAATCTCATATGTTCTCGTTGCCGCCATAGACGCTTTCAGTTTATTAACTGCTCTATTACACAGCTCAGACTGTGAGGTCGTATCGAAAGAGAACCGTCTCACTATAGGTTTGTAATTCGACCAGGGACTGCACCATCTGCGGGTTGCTGATCTAGACTGTAGCAGTCCGTCAGAATCGACGTAGATATCACCGTCATCATAGTTATATCCCTTTAGAGTTAAAGCCTCTTGCTGACCTTCTGGAGTGCCGCCTACGGCTTTTAAGGCTGTCGCAAGCTCTGCGACTGAGCCCTTAATGTGTATATCTGACACCTCGTGATTAATTCTTAATCTTACATCTGCATCTACACCCTTCCGCTTCCAGAAGTTCACTAACAACTTCTTGACCCGCATTTGTTCAATCTCGAAGCTGAACGACATCTCGGTATTGTCAAACTGTGTCGCTATACTTGCGAGCCGTTCCGTTACTGTCGAGTCGCCCTCCCACTTGAGTTTACGAGTGAGGTGTGCGACTTCATTAGTCCCGATTTCAAATCCTGTGCCAGATATCCACTTATTAACGTAGTAGGACAGAGGGTATGCGCTATCTGCTTCGAATGGTTCAGCGAGCGCATTAATTAAATCAAGGCTTGCATCTTCACAGTACAGCTCTAGCTCTCTCGAGGCCACCGAGCCGTTACTGTCTATAATTGAGTAAAACTCGCTAGAGTTGTCACGCTTACAGAGTAAATAGTTACCCTCTGCACACATTTCCTTAATCTCTAGAAACTCTGTAGGGTTGTCTTTGATTACAACGCTTAAATCAAATATCGATACGCCATTTTCAACCCGCTCCTCCTTGCTATCATCAACGATAACAAGTGGGCTATCCAGGTTAGTGGAGGCGTGACCGAGTATCCTCATCTGCCTGTCGGCGAAGTATACGATCATAGGTACACCTCCCTGTACTTAACCTTCACATCTGGTGCTTGTGGCTGCCAGGTGCTCCAGAATGTACTTAGCTTATTCTGCCCAGGTACAAGGACGAGGTCTTCCCAATCATTACCTAGTGCACCTATGCCTGGCATAGGTAGGTGATTCTTGCGAATTTCGCCTGTAGCGCAGTCCATCTCGAGCTTATCACCATTCATGAAGGTATTAGCTATATCGTATTCGACATTATCCTTGACGAACTTAACCCAGTAAATTTCATTGTCTGATATATTAGGGTTCCTATAAGCTTCATAAAATGCGAGTTGACATTTTGTCGGATGCTTATCCTTAATCGCAGGGTCAGAAAAGGTAAAGTTAGTCCCAGCTGTATCGAAGTGTATAGTGTCTCCGACCTTCTTAATCATTGAAGTTCCGATGTAATCGCCGCCAGTAGCCTCTCCAAAACCGAGCTGCCTGTATGCCCTGGTAACTCCGATTAAGGTCTTGCTAACCTCTTTACCATTAACGTATAAGCAGCACTCCGCCAATTCTCCAACACTGTTTTTGTAATATGCAATACCAGCTATTATGTTATTTGAGTCGTCAAGTAGTAACATCATGTTACCGCCTAATTGGTTAATTTCGCCACGACCGATAGCACAGCGCACTCTATAGGTTAAGGTGAAGTTTGTACACTTCTTACTACCGCTAGAATCTGCCGGGATACTCCTTATTAGTGACGGTCCGTGATATGGCTTGCTACCATATGATCCATAACTACTAGCTGCCACAGCATCTTCGTTAGCCTGCCTTATGTATGCACCTCCAGCTTGCTGGTACCACGGGAATTCAAAGCCTTGGTTAATCTTCCAGGTTGAGGTGTTCAGCGGTTTTCCGAACGGTTCATTGAAGAGCATTTCACTCTTATTGCCAGTGTCCTGCTCTTTAGGATTCCCGGCAATCACCGTGTTGCTATGCTCATCTGTTACAGCAAAATATCCTGAGTCGCCTTTGAAATCCGCGAAGATGCGAGGATGCGCCGGGACTGTTCCCTTATAATCAATGCTGAGTGTACCATCAGGCTCAATTTGAACTTCTTTCTCATTAATAGAGAACTTGAACGGTGTAAGGCATGCGATTGAGATTTCCGCAGTAATGGAGTTTCTCCCGGGCGGAACTTCTCCAACCTCCGACACCGTGCCAACCCAGTACTTGTCCGTTTCGTCACGGAATATTATGTGAGAGTTAGGTGTGCCCAGCTTGTCGGACAGCTTGATATATGCCTCTCGAAATACCGAGTCATTCTCCGCTATAAGTTGATACCCTATAACAAGTTTTCTCTTCGGATAGCGAGAATTTATCAGTATTTCGCCGTGTCTCGCGCCAACTTCTTTTGATTTAATATCAGGAGCGAGCAACTCCCGCCCCTGAACATATAGGGTTTTGAACCCCGGGATAACCTCATCAAGGTATTCTCCGTTAACCGATACAGCCTCCGCAGATAGCACTTTACTAGGCTGTTCGTTTACATCTATGAACTTATACATTAGATTCTCCCTCTATACCTGCTATCGCGCTTGTCAAGTTTGTTAAGCTCCTTCTGCATCGGCTTGACTGTCTTCTTGGCAACAACATCGCCGTCGAGTTCAGTAATAACTGTTACTTCATAGTGGGCTTGTCTGCTATAGCTGTACTCGTCGGACAAATGGAGGTTACCACTGCTAATTCCCGCCATCTCCAACTGAGGTGAGAAAGCATTTGCGAGTCGATCACCCACAGTGCGAACTCTAGCGATCTTGCTCTCAATACCCAGTGCCATACCTTCTCCGATGTATGCTCCATTCCGGTATTGTCTGCGCGAAGGAGAGCGTATCTGCTGAGCCGCGCGAATGGCCGCGTCTGCAGCGTTAGCCAGCGACCTGGCAACACTCCTCACTCGTCCAAGCTGAGAGGCCATGCCGTTGGCGAGTCCTACACCAATGTACACTCCAGCAGCATATGCTCCGGATCCGGCCGAGGATAACGTGCTCCTTATCGTATTGCACGTACTTTTCGCCTTTGAAATGGCAGAATTTAAGCCTCCGCTTAAGCCGTTCCTGAAATTGTTACCTACAGCAGCGCCAGAAGAAGCCGCTCCTTGTGCTGCTCCACTAAACGCCGCTTTTAACCTGTTCATCGCCGAGCTTGCGTAATCACCGATTGCCTTTAGCCCGGCTTTTACGATATTAACGGATCCGACCATCGCTGTTAGAGATGAAGCTGCTGCTCTAGCATTCGCGGCTATCGACTTCATAGACGAATTAACCGCTTTGAGGGCGAGTGCAAGGACTGCAACGCCGACTGCTGCCAATCCGACCATTATGCCAAAGGTGAGGAAGAGCACACCTGCAACTACAGCTAACGCGCCGGCACCGACCAACATTGCCCCTGTAGCTATAGCCATCGCCCCGAATGCGATCAGAGCGATTCCTAACACTATTGCCCCAGCCGCAGCTACTACACAGGCTACGCCGACTAAGGCTATTCCACCTGCTGCCTGTAAGCCGTATTGAGCAGCTATAGGCAATGTTTCGATAAGACTAGTTACGGCATGTACTAATCCCGAGAACGCATTAACGATTGCCGCTATTCCTTGAGCCGCTAACCATACGCCCGCACCTATCATCAGTACCATTGCACCGAACGTAATCATAGCCGGTATTGCCACATCAAGAGCGGGTCCGAATTTGGCGAAAGCTACAACGAGTAATCCTATGGCGATAGCCATACCCGCAAGTACTCCGACTGCTAGACCCCCACCATCTGATACGGTCTTAGCTGCTTCCGCAAGAATCCACATTCCCGCTGCACACAGCACTATTGCTCCGCCGAATGCAAGGAAGGCAGTTGACATTGCGTTTAATTTACCTGCACTCATTTTCGCCATGTTCTTCGATACTATAACCAACCCTACCCCAAGTAGGCCGATAGCGACCGCCATTCCAGCGAATACACCTATCGCACCCTTGCCTGATTTCGCGAGCATTACTGCAGCTTTAGCCATTATATAAAAACCTGCAGCTATCATCAGAATGCCGGCACCCGTTGCAGCAAATGCCTTTGCAGAGCCTAACATCTCCTTACCGGTAACACCTGCCGCTTTGCCCACTTTCGGCAACGCGGATGCCGCGGTTTCAGAAGCCTTACTAAGAGCCTTCATCTTGCCAGCTATCTTAAGTGCTATCTTAAGACCGATAAGAGCCTCTATTATCTCCGGAATGTGTGTCGCAAGATACGCAACGGAATCAGCATGCCTTTCGAGGAACTTGGCCGATCTCTTAGCGGCTGCTGCTAATCCGTCCATGCTCTTTTTAAACGCATCAACAGCACTCTTGCTGTTAGTTATTTTGGCAATACTCTTTCCTATTGCACTAAACGCCTTTTCAAACGATTTACCGACGCCCTTAAAAGAATTAGCCGCGATCTCAAGCCTAGACGATAGTGTTGTCATTGCTCCTGATATAAAATTGATACCCGCCCGGCTTACTACATCAAATGCCGATGCCAGTCTGGTAGCAAGAGTAGCACGTAACCCTTCCGCGGCTTCACCTACAGTTTTGTACTGCTGGGCGAGTTTAAGCAGAGACTTGTCATTACCGCACTTCTCCATAGCCTTAAAAAAGTCTTCGGTCTTGACCTTACCCGCCTGCACGTTGGCAACAAGCTCCTTGGTGGTCATGCCCATCTTCTCGGCTACTCTGGACAGTCCGGCAGGTGACTGCTCCAGCATCAGCTTGAAGTCTTGCCACGCTACTTTAGGCTTGGCCGCCATCTGTGTAGCCTGCACCGATAGTGTCTTCATCGCCTGCCTAGGATTCTCTGCAGCTGCCGCCACAGCACCGAACCCTTTCACAACCCCCGTAGTAGTCTTCTTGTTAACCGCATAGAGCTGTGCATAGGTGCTGGCCATGTCCTTTGATGAGTAAATTGTGCGGGCAGCAAAGTCCTGAAGATCTTTCTTTGTCCGCTTAATCTGCTTTGAGCCCATGCCCGACATCTGCATATTAGCCGTAAATGTCTTCCATGTCGCATTGGTCTCGTTTATCTCGGTGACTAGCCCTTTTATGCTTCGTCCTAGTGCCGCTACAGCAGAGCCACCAATCCGGGATAGTGCGCCGAAACCTAGTCCGGCCTTTACCATTCCGCCAGTGGAGTTTAGCAATCCTGCAACACCCTTGAGCTTAGGCGACAAGGAATCCTTTGCACTTAATACGGCGGTTACTGAATAACTCTCCATTAGTCGCCCCTTTCACTTAAATATTTGCTGAGAGATGCAAATCTTGCCTCAGTCTTCTTTGGCTCATCGAGAGCCTTCTTGATGGCTTCCTCATAATCGAAGAAGCTCTTAAACGTCTTATATACTGGCTTACCCGACTTCTTTTCTGCTTTTGCAACTACCGTTAAGTACGCTTGCTGATGCGCCCTATAATCCTCGTCCACCATACGCAACTTGTAAGCCTTTGTAAGTATTCTGTACTCTGGAATGGTAAGCCTATCTACCTGCTCGAAGCTCGTGAATCCGTGCCGCCGAAAGCAGTCAATCGCTACGTCTTCATATAGCTTATTCGCGTCAAAGGCTAATTCTGTTCCCCTAGGCGCGCTTTTAACTCGGCCTCTTGTAACTTCTTCGCTGTATCCGCCGATTCCTTCACACTCTGGAAGGTTCTCCTCGTACAGTTGGCATTCTCGAAAAAACCGAGCACCTTCTTAAAAACTTCATCTATGTTAGTGGACTCGTCTTCTAAGTACTCACGTAAATCATCTTCCTTGAGTTTTGGGTCTTCTGTATTATTAGCTGTCATAATTGCGTTAGCCAACGCCTCAACCGAGCCATCAATGATGTTAGCGATCATGAGATTGAGACCTATACCCTGTTCAACTCCTATGAGCCCATCAACTGGTGTTGTCTCTCTTCCGTTAACCTCTTTCACAAACTTTAAGCCAAACCTCACCGGGTAGGGGTGTCCTTTGATTACAATATCCATTAATTACCTCCTAAATAAAAAGAGGGCGAATTAACGCCCCAGTTATAGCGAACCTTGCTTTACGCTCCGCCCTGTGTGGTGTCTTTGAAGACGTAAGCTGCCATAGTCTGCTGCTCCGCAGTTACGGTAACTTCTCCCCTCACTCCGGTACCGTTGACCCCGAATTTAAGCGACAGCTCCACATTTTCGTCTGCATCGGACGACTTCTCAAGTTCGGTAAGATACCCCTGGAAGTACATGCCCTTAAACTTATTAGCTCCGGTGCCCTTCTCCTCAAGGTTAGCTTCCCAAATCTCAATGATGTCGTCGTGATCCAACGCATCTTCCAACTTGTCGATAAACTCGTCACCTTTTGCAAGTAGAGCAGTTGCAGAGATTTCAACCTCCGACTGCCCCGGAGTTCTCACTGTGCCGCTCTTAGTTGCCTTAGAGTCAGCATCTTTCGACTTTGTTCGACTGTTCTCAGTAGTGAAAGCAAGCATCGTACCTTTTGCCGTTGCAATATCCTTAAAGATTCGGAATAGGTATACTATTTTCTTGCCAGACACCGTCTCGCCGAACATCTGTAAATTGATTGACATAATTTCCTCCTAACTAAAATAAAATTGGAGCTCTAACACTCCGTGTAATAACGGATTGGCTGTAGAATTATCGGCCAGTACCCTTGATGATGCTGAAACAAAACGTGTATTTTCATAATCTCGGGTATTCTCATATAACTTAGATTTAACTTGACGCATCATCTCCGATACCTGACCTCTAGCTCTAGGATTATTACTCCACACGTGAGCGGTAATGCTCACAGTGCCAATAACTGCCCCTTTAAGGGTGCGGTCACTCTGCATAGCTTCTCCGATGTAAATAAATGGGTAAGGTGTATCCTCGGGCGGTAGGAATCCGTCATACACCTTATTTTCACCAAATAGTTGTATGGCTACACTTCTCACGTATGTGAACGCTGCCTGCTGTGGATCCATTATCGTACCAATTCCTCCATCTTTGATTTAAACTCAGCTTTAGCTTTCTCATATGCCGGCCTCATATACGGCTGCGCAGCCATATAACGCGTGCCATACTCAACATATGCTGCATAATCAATGTGCGGTGCTATGACAGCAGTAAGTCCGTCGTCCTCAATCTCTATCGTTATGCTACGCTTAAGAGTTCCTGAGTCGACCGGTGCATTGTTTTCCGCGCCCTTCTGCAGCTTCGACCCGCAGTTCTTAACTATTTGTTTTGCCGCAGCCAGTTTAGCTTTGTTGCGCAGCGCCTTTTCCAGCTTATCGGCACCAACAAGTTTAATACCCATCACTCTACCTCCTGTAGGTAATACGCACCTTTGCGCCGTAGCTTACGCCGCTTAACAACCTCATAACTTTTAGCGCCTATGCGTACTCGTTCGAACACAAGATACCGCTGTGTATGCGCCACTAGGCAGTCATCACGGAGTTTTCCAAACAGCATTTGCACTGTTTCGTCCTTAAGGCCCATTACACTAGCCATAATCTTACTTTCGGACACCTTATCACCGTCATAGTTGCCCGTTGACTCGTTATACTTTCCGGGGATAAGGGTCTGTATATACACAGGTGTGTCGTACCTCATATAAACCTCACTCTCCCACGTCTGGCATCCTTTTGGGCGGCCACATATTGCTCGATATCCGACATATACGGCCTAAAATCATCATTACTCCATGTCATCCTTTCGCCTTCTACGTCGTGTGAAGATACGCCCTCGGAACCAATTCGGTTGAAGCGTGATATAGACACCTCCGTTACGATATAGGAGAGCGAATCGGGGACAGTGTTCTCTGCGATGAGATGCTTAAGTCTACTCTCAACCAGCGACACTATCGTATTTAGTACGGCATCATTTTCGCTGTCAACAAACCCGAGCAGCTTCTTAATCTCATCAAGCATAGTGACCTCCTACTTCTCGCTGGCATTCTTGTCAGTCTTCTTGTCAGTCTCTGCAGGGGCCTCACCCTCGCTAGTCTCATCGGAGTCCCCGGGTTCGGGTTCCGTTTCATCCGTTGGAGCTCCAACCGACTCGATGAGTGGTTCACCTTGCAGATTGTCATCGCTTGCTAACAGAGCTACTCTCTCAGCGCCAGGGTCGACTCCCGCACGAGGATACTCATCACCTTCTACATACTCGTGATAAACTCTCCCGCTCTTAGTGTCTTTGTAATCCTCTAGGTCAAAAAAACCTTTAATTACCTTATACATAACGTACCTCCTTAATATGTTTAACGTTCGTAGCGGGGCTGTTAAACCCCGCCAATTACTTCTATGCTCCAGTTACAGTAACCTTAGCAACAGCTTTCTTGTTGTCGTTAAGGATAAACTCTCCTGCTCTGCCTGCGCCCTGTAAAGCAACCCCGTCGAAGTCTTCTGACTCGATAGTTCTAGCTGTCTCAATCCCAGTAAAGGCCTTACCTACGCCCTCAACATATGCGTAGATGACCTCTTTAGCCTGGAATAGTGGAGCTGGAATCTCCTCGATAATGAATCCCTTAAATTTCATCACAACGCCGTTGCTGATATCCACGTCCGCCCTTTTAGCGGTTGTGAACAGCCCGTTATCCATGATTGCGTTGTACACATCAGGATTAACGCTAGCTCTGAGCGTGCCCTTAGCTCCGATATTGACAAAGTACGCGGACAGCTCATTAAACACATCTGCGACGTTATCTTTGGTAATCTTTGCGCCACCTGCGATAGTTTTACCTGCAACGGTCGAAATAAACTTACCGTGCTGTTTGTTGAACTTCTCGATCTTAGCCTGTGCCTGTACATCGAGTCTGTCAGCAACAGCAGCGGCAAGGTCGTTGTTTACCGTATGTCTGTCAAGACCTTCATGGAAGCTGTAGCCCCAAGTGTATGGAACAGGGGTATTTTTGTAGATTACCTCCTTGCGCTCTCCGAAACGACTGGACTTGCCTGTACCAGTGCCCATAGCGGTATTAGCATCCTTGCTATACTCCCCTAGAACAACCGGCATGTCGGATGTCTTAACGTAAAATGCATTTTCGTTGTCCTGCACACCATCGATAGCCTCTATAGTGTTACCAAAGAATGCGCCGAAGTACGCCTGTTTTTGGAATACTGCTGCGAGCAGCTCCTTGAACTGCAGGCTAAATGATCTAGCAGTCTGGTTATTATTATCACCATCTGCAAACATCTGTAGATTAATTTTAGTCATACGTAATCTCCTTACTTGTATTTTTCAATTTTAGCTGCGAATGGATCGGATTTACCGTCATTACCACCAAAGTCCTTAGGTGTTTTACCTGTATTTCTCTTCACCTCTGCAGCCTTTACCAACTTGTCTACAATGCCGACGAACTTGTCAATGTTAGCCTTAGTCTCGTCTGCGTCTGTAGTGGCTACGAAGTCCAAGATATCAGTTGTTGCGTCTATATCTTTTTCCTTAAGCAGTTTGGATGCAGTAGCCCTCATATCAGATAAAGTCTGAGCATTCCTGAGGTCAGCATTCTCTTTCTTAAGCTTCTCAAGCTCGTGTTGATTTTTCTCATCTGCGGACATCTTTTCAAGCTTCTTGGCCTCTTCAATCTTGGCTTCCTGCTCTTTCTGCCACTTGGCAAATTTCTTATCGAGTATGGCGTCAACTTCGGCGTCGGTATACTTCTTTTCTCCTTCTCCCGACTTACCTCCTGCGGGCTCATCTCCATTCGACCCTTTACCACCTTTAGCAGCGTTCGGATCGTCACCTGCGCCGTCGTCTCCGCCTTCGCCATCTGCGAACATCTGTAGCTTCCATTTAGTTAGTTCGTTTAGCATAATAATTTCCTCCCATATTTTTTATGTTCCAATGCTTAACAATTCCGTAGCTTTTTTAGCCGTCCACGCCTGGGCTGGGCCATTGCTTTTTATGTCGTCAATGCTTGGACTAGTCAGTTATAACCTTTACGTAATCGGGATAGCTAGCTGCAATCCCGTTTGCGCCAATTAAAAAAGAGCTAACGAGTAGCTTGTACTCATTGCTCACTTCACCGATAGGGCAGATTCGCCCATATCCCTCCTCTGACGAGGTTTTATACTCACCGCCAGTTAATTTCTTAGCTGACTCCTCCAACGTCTGATACAGGGTGGATACACCAGCGCAGACAATATCCGAGCCACGAGGCATATATCCCGCATGACCGTTTACCTCTACAGAGTAGTTATTAACTTTTATTTGTATCATTTACCGACCTCAATAAAAAGACCCGGGGCCCGAAGGTCACCCGAGTACGTTCCACTATTTTGTATTTTGTCAATCAACAATAACGTCTCCGAAGTCAAAATTTACGTGTCTCCCACAATGGCTGCACGTAAAGCCATGATTTATCTCAGCATCAGGACTGCAAGGCACCCAAACACCTTTTCCACATGATCTACAAACAATCTGATCAGAAATCTTAGTTTTTGGTGTCAGCTGCATCTTCTAGAGAATAAATCGACATCGATTCGTGTACATCTTGTTTTATGGAATCATCAAAGCTTTTCGCATAATTCACGTCGCCCTCTGGTCCCATACTAGCGGATGTGCTGCACCTACAGTTAGGATGCATCGGTGGTGCGTTTTCACTTACCAACATATCATCTACCTTGAATACCTTCTCGTCAAGAGCTCTGCATATCTCACACGCCTTACTACCTAGCGTATGGAACTGATACCACTCAAAACCATTGCGCTTGTACGATTGAAACTGTGCCTCTGTCTGCACCCTTGCCATCTCCGTGCGCATCAATCTCGATGCATTACGGAGTGAGACGCCAAACATCTTGGATAACTCGCTTGCTAACTTTATGGGATTAATCCCCTGTATCAAACCTCTAGTAAGTAGCTTGTGAAGTTCGTACTTGAGTTGCTCCTGATGCGCCCACACACGCTGTGAATATGTCGCATTATGAAAGGATGCACCAACAATTGAGGCTGCCATTGCCTCTGAATTACGCACGGAATTACCGAGAATACCGGCTTGCCTCTTTAGTTCATCAGTCGTTCGCTCATTCAGCTTATCCCCCATAAACTCATCAATATCGCTGAAACCATCAACCAACTGCATGCCGATATTAGCCTTAAGTAGCTCGAGGCGGTTAACCTTCATCGTTAGATTATAAAGCCTCATCTCCTCGTTAGCTCTTTTACTCATGTTGTGAGTAGCAACATATTTTTTTGCCTTAGCCGCATATGCCTCAATATCAAGCTTATCAGCTCGTTTTTTGGCTTCTGCCAGGCTGATACCTTCCTTTGCTGCGTAACGGCCATAAAAGGCATCAATGTCACGTTGGATGCTAGCCTGCATGGTCTTGTATATCTGCTCTAGCATCTTATCATGCTGCGCTGACTCTTTGAGATTCATCTCGTGTTGTCTGGCCTCGCGGGTCTTCCAATACATCGAACTTGCTGATTTAACAGACATTACTTGTCACCTGCAAAAGCCTTGTCGATTACTGATAGAGGTTGTGACTCCTCATCCTCGGCCTTGATTCTCTCAAGCTCGGCCTTTGGATCAGCAACAATCGACAAGCCCATAAGCTGTGTCTCGTGCGATACTATGCCCGATAGCTGCGCCGCAGTCTGTGCCTCCTCCAGTAAATTCTTAGGCACGTTGCGGGTAAAGGTTATCTCGACATCTTCGTAAGCATCCTGTCGTGGAGTATTAGTTGACAGAGTACAAAACAGCTTAAGCCTCTTCCGGATGCTCTTCTCCACTTTGCCGTCGAAGGATTCCGCAAGGTTAGACATTGCTTGAAGCTTATACGCAAGTGATGTACCACTCGTTGCACCTCCGAAACTATCGTCGGAGATGTTCGCTACCATCGAGGTCTGATATATAAGAGTCTCGAGTCTATCTAGTAAATTTTCTTGCGTCCCATCCGCTGTAGGTTTCTGGAGAAACTGGATGAGTACATCCTTCGCATTATTGGTACCGTATAGGTTAATGATGCGGCCATCTCTTATGCGCCTTATCCCTTCCTCGTCAATTTCCGCACCCATAATAGCAAGGTATGCCTCAGCGAACGACTCAACATCATTAGCTTTCTCACCAAGTGCGGCATTGTACGTCTCGATAAGTCCCGCCACAGACTCGTATAACCCGATACGTTCCTCGTTAAGCTTCCATTCAACAACTGGAATTTTACCGTATGGATTATCATTCTTATCAGTTATTTTGTCTTCTTCAAATTTTAGTACTTGAGACGGCGTAAGAATCTCGCCGTATAGCTTGCCTCTTAGTTTGCTCTTCTCTCCGTAATAGCCGTATCTAACCGCAAATAGTGCGCGTTCTGCAACCGAATCGTCGTACACAATGAACATCTGCCTAGGAGTAAATCTCGTTACCCTAGTTTCGGTATTCTCATTTTGGTACAAGTACTCGAAAGCATGTCCAAACTTACAAGCTACTTTCGCCATCTCCTTGTTGTGGTCCTTAAGAGCATTGCGCTTGGCAAATAGCTGCATGGCTTCGTCGAACTTTTCGTCCTCACTTTGCACCTTAATCGGCTTGCCATAAGCGTAGCCTATGAATGTATCGGTGATATATCTCGGGAACCCAACAGCGAGCCTGTGGTCAGGTTTCCAACCTTCTTTCTCCGGAAGCCGAAAGATATCATGAAACCCGAGATAAAGATTTTCAAGGTATTCATATCTCGGTAGCATCAGCTTATGCTGCTCGATACAACCCTTAATCAGCTCCATTCTTACACCTTGCTCCAACACGTTCGCATCTCGTGTAATTGGTGCAGGTAATTTATATGGTCTTTTATCAGCCACTAGATGCCTCCTTTGAATGTTTTTAACTTGGCTAGGTTAGGCTTTCGCCACCCCTCTACGCCATAACGCATCGACGCCATTGCGTCATCAAAAAATGGAACTGGTTCGTCGAGATAAATGCCACGTTTATCGTCATACTTCCACTTCCACTGTCCTATTTCTCTAATAAAATTAACGTTAGACGGATGAATATAAATCATTCGCTTGACGACTTCTCCGCCGTCTTGATTACCCTTTAGCCAATCTATCTGTGCCGTAACTGAGTTAGGCTCTTTGCTAACTGCTTTTGCCCTATATCCAGCCTTGCACCACATTTTTATTCTATCGGGCTCAGCGGAATCACACCACATATCGCGCGTCTTAAGCTCGGGGAACTTGTCAGCCTCTTGTATCCACTCTGCTGTATCTTTCTCATGTCCATACAGCCCGGGAAGGACGTATATATCGCCATCCCTGTAGCCGTATGGGTATATTGCATTTGCGTGGTTAAATCCGAAGTCTTGACCGATTGATACATAGTCATAGTCTTCGTAGTTCGTTGATATTTCTTTGACTTCGTAATTATGGAAAATGAGCCCTTTAGTCTCGCCCCAATTACCTAGTCCGTATATCTGATAGCCTTCTGGATCAACCTCCTTACGCCGTTCCATTCGCTTGTAATAAGCCTCATCAATAAAGCGGTTGTCTTTGAACGTCGACTTATGAGTTAGTACATCGGCGTCTTCCCGGTCGAAAAACTGTGCTTTAATCCAGTGATGAGCCGATACAGGATTGAACGTTAGCCGAATCTGATAAAACTGTCCGTCTGGCAATTCTCCTCTAAGTCTATCGTCTATGATTTCGAAGTCTGCTTGTGTTAATTCCGTAGCCTCTTCAATCCAAACGTCTGTGAGCTTTCCGCGCTTGAACGTGATTGACTTAAGTTTTTCTCGTTGTTTTTCGTCATTCATCCCTCTGAAGAGGATTTGATTCTGATTAATAAGACACTCGATAATCATTGCAGAGCTGTTAACTCGCCAGTACTTCTCCCACGAATCGCCATGTATTCGCCATATCGCCGCCTGTAGTTCCGCGAACGTACTATCTCGATTAGTAACATCAGCCTTACGGACACATAGGAGATTGCGCCCTTTATCGGAGAGCAACCGCAATATGTAGTGCTGTGCAGTGTCCATGCTCTTGCCAGAACCTGCAGAGCCTCGCATAACGATGTATCGCTTGTGCGACTGATTAGGTTCTCGAAAAATCCTGTTAGCCTTAATCGTCGCCGTCGCCATAGTCCACCTTGACGTTCAGTTCTAAATCCGCACCGACTTCGACCTTGTCTGTAAATGCTCCGTATCGCTTGCCGAGTAGTTCCGCAGCTTTTAACTTCTCCTTCTCGTCGGGAGTCTTATCAATTAGCCTCGCACAGGACACTCCGTCGCCCTCTCCCTCGACCACAACTACCGCGCTTTGCGTTTCTCCTCTCATCACAGAAGTTAGATACTGCAGCACTTCTGTCTGATCCGCTATCTTAGCCGAGTTAATTGCCTCGAGTCTTTCAGCAATATAGGTTTTTATATGAGGTTTTTTGAGGTTCTCCGCACCTTGCTGATATGCTGCTCTCTTCGCATATCCTGCTACGATAGCTGCCTCTGTAGCATTGCCGCTGATGATGTACTCATCAGCGAACCGCTGTTGCTTTATTGTAAGTTTCAAGTACATCGCCTCCTTTACGGTACTAAAAAAGAGCCCCGAAGGACTCTCTTAATGGTTATTCTAATGGTTATTCTTCATCTTCACTTCGCCTAAACAAATCATCGCCTGGGTAAGGCAGTGTTATAGGCGCTAAATCCGATAGTGATGTTATAATTCTAACGTAGCTCTGTAAATATGGAAACATTGATTTAAGTACAAATGTTCTAAGTTCATCACTCTCTTCTAACTCTACATCTGCTGAAAAAATTCCATCAATTAGAACGTGTAACTCAAACCTCTCTTCACCGTCTTCTCCGTTATCTGTAGATCTAACAGTGCAATCAAGGTTCCCTTTACACAGTGTTTTGTCGTCACAAAAATCTAAAGATGTGTCCAAAGCAACGCTTAAATTGCGTTTTTTTTCATTTTCCAGTTCGTTTACAAAATTAATCGCTCGAATATTAGTCTTAGTTAAATTAATTTGCCCAAGCATTATTTTCACCTCTTGTTTTTGGAATCTTGTAGGTAAATTGAGTTTCTTCATTGATTCTCTTATCAAGCTGTATATTTACAGTTATTTCCGCTTTGTTACTTGAAGTATTTATAGACTCATTACATCTAGCAATCTTTTCTTCAAGCGCCTCTGTGACAAACTGATTCAACTTTTTATTTTGAAGGTTAGCTTTTATAAAAGCTTCTCTGTGTACCTCTTGTGGCACCCTCACATTAAAGCTACCCTTAAAAGGTTTCTCGGGTACTTTCCCATTCTCCTTGCAAAACTCAAGGTAGTCATCAACAGCCTTTTCAAATTCCAACTTTACTTCGTTTGCAGACTCACAATAAAAATCAACAAAATCACTAATTCCTTCTATTTTTCCATATAGGATACAGTCTTCGCTATCAAATTCAACTTTAGTACAATAACCTTTATAACTAAAAATATTATTCACTATAACTCCCCCCTTTCTCGAAGCAACTTCGCTACATTTCGTTTAGCGATTATCTTCATATCATTTCCCGGGTGCGGTTTGTGAAGGTTGATAATTTGTCCATCTTTTTCTCGAAAAAATCTTACTCTTGATCCCGAAGTTTTTCCTTTATTCGATTCTGCATAACCCAAATAGTTCAGAAATCTCGTCATTTCTGTGTAAGTTACTGTAATTTTATCGTCATTTATTTTGTCACGTAACTTATCAATTCTGCTCATACCTTCTCCGTAGCAATGTAACTATTTGTAGTTACAGTTTAACATCTCAGAAAATATTTTCAAGTAGTAAAATCGTGAAATTTTGTATCACAAAAGAAAACCCGACACCAAACGGTACCGGGCAACACCTTATTAAGATGACTTTAAATGGATTTGTTTCAAGCAGTGCAGCGGGGGTCCTTCTCTCCCTCTCTAGCTTTGCTTGAGTATATCATAAATCAGAGAAGTGGGTCTTTTCAAGTCCTCTTAAGTCTCTTTTTTAGAGAGACCGCAAAATATCTCTATGCTTCTTAAAAACCCACGACCTCGCCCAATGTAATGTGTCTATACACTCATTCCATTCTTTGCCGTTTACATACCTTGCATACACGATATCCCTCTCCAGTAGGTCGTTTAACGAATCAGCTAATTTTGCAGCCTTGCCGACTAGCACATGTAGCTCCTCTATATCTCGTTCAACTTCCGCCCGTAGGTCGACAGCATAATCCAGGCAGTCGCTAGCTGAGTCGCACACACTTGATTGTACACGCTCCTTGTACTCAATTGCTCCGCCAGTTGCTCTCGTCTCGCACAGCTCAATACGTTGCATCTTGCGTTT